ACTGCTACCTCGCTTGCCCGTACAAGCATCATCTCCGCTATCGCCTGATGCTTCGCCGGATCCGGGCAGAGCGGCCCCTACTTGACGGCGGCGCGTTCCATGAAGCGCTAGACATCTGGTACACGACCGGGGACCAGGGGAAAGCCGATGCGCGTATTGTGGAGCTCTACAACGCCGAAGAGGTGAATATCCCCGAAGAAGAACTCCATGCACACCGCTGCGGTCGTGAACGGATACGCAGTCTGTTTGCCGGGTATGTCTGGCGGTGGACAAACGAACCGCTTGAACTGCTTGCATCCGAACGCAAATTCACGGTCTCGGTATCATCGCTAATCACGTTATGCGGGAAAATCGACAAGTTAGTGAAATTGCCTGACGGTAGGACCGCACTCATGGAGCACAAGACCACGGCTAGTGATATAGCACCAGACAGCCTCTATTGGCAGCGTTTACGCATGGATTTGCAGGTCTCGAATTACATCATCGGGACTGATGCCAAGACGATCTTGTACGATGTGGCGCATAAGCCAACGCTATCTCCCAAGCAGGTTCCGATAACGGATACAGAGGGCTGCAAAATTGTTATTGACACTAAAGGAGAGCGGATATACAACACAAACGGTAAGCCACGCCAGACGGGGGACGCCGCGTTGGGATACACACTTCAAACGCGCATTGAAGAACCGGGGGAATACGGTCGTCGCGTTCTGGACGATATAGCAGCACGGCCAGACCATTACTTCGCCCGCAAAGAAATATCCCGCACCAAGGACCAGCTAGAACGCGCCTTGGACGATGTGGCCGAAGTGTCCTCCCTGATTATGAACGGTCTCCACCCTCGAAACACACAGTCATGCACGAGTCATTTCAGTCGATGCACGTATTTCGATGTGTGCTCTGCTGGCGGGTGGGATGATACGCAGCCCGTCCCCGACGGGTTCGAGATAGCCGAATCGAAACACGAGGAATTGGAAGGCTTGGAAGCTGAATAGCAACTATCTGGTATTTCCGGAAAGTTGAATCGAGTTTGCCACAAAGCCGGTGCTACATCGGCTACGGGGCATGGGCGGGTGGTGTCGCGGTGACACTAAGCACTTTCGGCCACCCGCCCCCAGATTAACAACCAACAGGAGGAGGATAACGATATGACACCGAAACCCATTCCATCACCGCCCAAGGTACAGGCACCGCCCAAGGCGGCACAAGCCAAAGCGGAACCCAAGCGGTTCACCGTCACTACCGGCACTGTCCAATCAGCGCAGCGAATCGGTATCTATGGTGAATCCGGCGCGGGTAAGACAACCCTGACATCCGAGTCTGGCAGACCCACACTATTCATCGACCTACAAGGCGGAACCCGCAATCTGGACGTTGCCCGCATCGAGGGCGTGTCCAACTGGGACGATCTTCGGTTCCTGCTCAGGGACAAAGGCCTGCTCAAGCCCTATGACATCATAGCCATTGACACGGGCACTGAGGCGCAAGACTTGGCGGAACAGTGGACCATCAAACACGTGCCCAATAGTAGCGGGAAGTACGTCCAGAGCCTCAAGCATTTCGGATACGGCGAGGGGTACAGCCTGATGTACGACACGTTCTGTCTTCTACTACAGGATATGGACGGCATCATTGAAACCGGCAAACACGTGGTCATGATCCTGCACGCGACCCCTGAGCGCGTGCCCAATCCTGCGGGCGATGACTATCTCCAAGTTCAGCCGCGTCTACTCCGTGCCAAGAATGCGGATCTTCGCGCCCGAGTGCGTGAATGGCTGGACCATCTGTTCTACCTTGAAGTCGCAAAAGACCTGGCAGAGGGGGGCAAGGTTCGGGCTGCGTATCGGTTGGTACACCCCACCGAACTCCCCCATGCTTGGGCAAAGTCCCGCACACTCTCTACCCCGATGCAATACGATCTTGGTTCTGGCTCTAACATCTGGCAACAGATACTTCGCTAACGAAAGGAAAACACGCTATGGCATCTCCTGGAACGTATTTCGGAATACCCAAAGGCGGCTTGATGGACACTACCAAGAAAGGGACCGCGTATCTTGCGGTAACCGTTCAGATCACCCATCGGCTTGACGGCACAGAATGGCAGGAGATTGAACCGATCATTGCCCGCGTGCCGGTATTCCTCAGTGAAAAGGCATGGCCGACAGCACAAAAGAAACTTAAGGTTATGGGGTTCAAGGGCGATTTCCAGTCCCCACAATTTGATTGCCCCAACGGCCTTCAGTTCCGCGCAACCGTCAACGAGGGTTACACCAACTGGGACCTGGTTGACTGGTCGGGCGGGGGTATCCGTGAGGCAACAGCCCCGGCCGCGTCGGAACTCTTGCGCCTCAACGCACGGTGGAAACAGGAGTCCGGCGGCACACCGCCACCGTCTTCCCCGCCTACTGCGCCTGCGCCCGTTGCGAATACCAAGAACGATTGGGCCGATGAAGGGGAGAAAATGCCGTGGGAGAAATAACTCCGCATCCCGCCTTGGCAGTGAATAACAGAATGATTTTCGAGTGTATCTCACGGAGCAAGGGGGATCTATTCCTGAGCCTCGCTCAGGTACTCCCCCCCGACCTGGAGCTACGCGATGTGTGGACCATATTCGACGCTATGTGCGCTGACCTTTACGTTACTGCGGGCGTGCATGGAACTCCAATGGAGGATACCACCAATGGCGGATTACGAACCAGCATTCAACCGACTCCTGGAGCATGAGGGCGGGTATACCGCAGACCACGCGGGACCCACGAACTACGGTATCACCCTCCGCGTGCTTGACGTGGACATTGACGGGGACGGGGACATTGACGAAAGCGATATATCGGCACTGACACCTGCGGATGCAAAAGAGTTCTACCACAGGCATTGGTGGGCAAACTACCGCTACTATGTCATCCAAGATCAGGAAATTGCAACCAAGGTGCTTGACCTGAGCGTGAACATGGGACCGAAACAGGCCCATCGTCTGGTTCAACGTGCCTTGCGTGCGTGCGATTTCAACGTAATCGAGGATGGTTGTCTCGGTCCCAAGACCTTTGGCGCAATCAACCAGGCCAATCCCCATGAGCTTCTGGCGGCTATCCGGTCTGAGGCCGCAGGGTTCTACAGGTTGATTGCCGACAAACATCCGAACTACCGGCGCTACCTGACAGGATGGTTGAACCGTGCCTACGCATGACCCTATCAATCACCCGCGACACTACACTTCGCACCCAAGCGGTGTGGAGTGCATACAGGTCGTTGAACACTTCCCCTTCAACATTGGGGCGGCTATCAAATACCTCTGGCGAGCGGGTCTCAAGGGTGACGCTATCGAGGACCTACAGAAGGCCGAGTGGTATTGCCGCCGCGAACAGGAAAGGCGTCAGCATGAGCGAAGAAAAGTACCCGCCATATCCGAACCAAAAGCCGTGGATGCGCATCGTAAGCGCCATTGTCACCCTTGGAATCCCGTGGATTTGGAGAAAGGTGACTAAGAAATGAACCGTATCGTTCCATACGAGAAGGTGCGCGGTGCCATTGCCACGGGCGATTTAATCGCCTACAACGGGCGCGGCCCCTTGTCTACCCTGATTCGGTGGGTATCCGGCTACCCGACGCACGTTGCAATGGTTAGCCGGGTACTCGATACCAACGGCGATGACCGGGTACAGACCATCGAAAGCACCTCGATGAAGGTCAGCGGGGAACGTATCATCGGCGTGCAGAGGACCTATCTTTCCGAGCGGTTAGCGAACTACGAAGGCGATATATGGTGGTTGCCGCTGTGTACTCTAAGGGCGTGTCGCATTCTGCGCAACAAAGAGCGGTTCCAGGACCTGCTAGACGCCCGTGAAGGGGCACGCTATGACTTCCTGGGTGCATTGCGGGAAGGGTGGAGTAACATCTTCCCACGCCTGTTTCCGGTCCGTGAAGTAGATCGCCGGTTCTTCTGTTCGGCTCTGGTCACCTACATCTACACCAACATGGGCGTACTGCCAGAGCGGTTGAATTACCGGACAATAAGCCCGAAAGAGCTGTGTCAGTACCAGTTGTACAGTCGGGTCTACCAGCTTGCAGGTGTACCAAAATCCATTCCAGATTTCAACACCGTGGAGATATGACACATGGACAGACTAAAGCGGGACATGATTTTTGCCCTTACAGCCGTGCTGGCGATTGGGTTCAGTGTGGGTTTCGAGGTTGGGTGCCGGACGACGCGGACCCATACCGACGGCACAACCGAGATGACCGAAATTGACCACGAGGCGTTAGCGGCATTCATCGGTCTGGCCCGTGACGTGCTGGAGTACAAGGGGGCACACGATTCCCTTGCCGAGGTGGCGTCTATTCAGCGCGACATGGAAGCAATAGTCGTGGATGGGCGCATTACTAAAGAAGAATTGGCGTTGCTCAGAGAACTGTACGAATCCACAAACAAGGTCCTGGAATCCGAAGGCGTAGTAATCCCGGAGAAGTAACTTGGACGGTCTCTTTGTACCGATAACCAATCCAATTACGTTTCGGTCACTCAGTGATACCAAGACGATACTGCACCTGGGCGACCTGCACTACGGGCATCCCGGCTTTTGTGCTACCCGGTGGGACCGTATCAAGGCGAAGTACCGGGGCAGGAAAGACCTGCTCTGCATCGGCATGGGTGACTATTGGGACTTCTCCCGCTGGTCAGATCGTCAATCGCTTCGCCGGTCCGGTATTGGTTCATCGGCTCAGGATTGGATGGATGAAAAGGTCATGGATGATGTCAAAGCCGTGGCCGATGAACTGAGTCAATTCAAGTGGATTGGTCTTCTTGAAGGGAATCACGATTGGGACTTTCAGGACGGATCAACCGCAACGTCGCGTCTGGCTGACCTGCTCAGCACGCGATACTTGGGGACCTGCTGCTATATCTGTCATCAGATGGAATGCCAGGGGTCCAGAACCACGCTAACCCATGTATGTCATCACGGCATCGGCGGCGGTGCGCGGACTATTGGCGCATCCATCAATTCCCTCGAACACTGGACGAAAGCGTTCAGAGCCACCATCTATGCGATGGGGCACGACCATTCGAGCTTTGTTCTGCCGTGTACATACACACCGCTATTTGGCCGCATCAATGCCAAGACACATGAAGTAGACATTGTGGAGCATGAGTCGTGGTTTTTGCGGTCAGGGTCGATGTTACGGGGCTACGTTCCTAACGAGCGGAGCTACATTGCGACCAAGGCGTTACCGGCCCGCAGGCTGGCATACCCCGAACTGCGCATAGGCATTCAGCGGATGAAGGAAGACGGGGTACGGCGGCTCAAGGCGACTATAGAGGGCATTAACCCGGCATCCTGAAAGGGGGTGATTCGATGGTAGACCTTAGCGTTCTGTTCACGTCGATTGCTGGAGTATTTGCGAGTCTGGTTGCGTGGATTACGGAGTTCCTTGCGGCGATGTTTTAGTTTCCCGCGTGTGTAGCGCGGGGAGTCACGGGGCGGGAGGAATGACCCATTTCCTTACCCACGCGACGCCCGCCCCGTGACCGATACTTAGGAGGGAGTATGAGCCTTATAGCGATCGATCCCGGCGCTAATGGCGGCTTCGCCATCGAGGACTGGGACGAAATACAGGTAATCAAAATGCCCGACACGTATCCCGGCATTCTCGACACGCTGCATAAGTTAAGCATGGACATGATTCGCCCAAGTGTTGTCATCGAGGACGTGGGCTACCACGTGCAGGGCAACAACGCCAGCGCGTCCTGTAAATTTGCGCGGCATGTGGGCCACCTCGAAATGGCACTGTATTCGGTGAACATGCCGGTGCAGCGCGTGAGGCCGGTGAAGTGGCAGCGCATGTTCACGTTGCCGACGGATAAGAAACAGCGCAAACGCAAAATGAAGGAACTCATGGCAGCGCAGTATCCGTACCTCAAGGTGACGGACTGGAACGCCGACGCGCTCGGTATACTGACGTGGGCGCTAAGGAGAGAGAGCGATGTTAGCATGGCATTTTTTGTCTGAAGACAAACGGCTTGGGTACGGCGACGGACGGCTGGTAGAGGTAGGCGAGACCCTCGAATGCAAGGGGGATCCTGCACTGTGTAGTAATGGGATGCACGGGAGCGTAAGGTTGATTGACGCGCTGCATTACGCGAGCGGCCCTATCGTGTGCCGCGTAGAGATTGAGGGCGACGTGATCGAGGACGAAGACAAACTGTGCGGCCGCCGCCGCACGGTGCTGTGGATGATGGACGCAACACAGCTCCTGCACGAATTCGCTTGCCAGTGTGCGGAGGATGCGCTCGCTCTAGTCGAGCAGCCCGATGAACGCAGCGTGAAAGCCATCGAAGCGAAGCGTAAGTGGCTCAATGGCGAAGTCACGGACGAGGAGCTAGCTTCTGCGCGGGCTGCTTCGTGGGCTGCTTCGCGGGCTGCTTCGCATGCTGTTGCGTATGCTGCTTCGTGGGCTGCTTCGTGGGCTGCTGTGCGGTCTGCTTCGCGGGCTGCTGCGTGGGCTGCGCAAGATGCTGCGTCGGCTGCTGCACGGGCTGCTGCGCGGGATGCAGCCTGGGATGCAGCGTGGGCAAAGCAAAACGAGCGACTCACAGCGATGGTAATGGAAGCGCACGAGAAGGAGAGCGTGTGATGGATAAGCCACCGTTTCAACTTGGAGATACCGTGTACGTGGTGCAAGGAGGCCGTTGCGTGCCTGTCGAAAAGACGTGTCCAGTGTGCTTCGGCAAGAGGTGTG